AGGTTTGGAATCTCCAAGATATATTCATCGCTCACTTCTTCCTTCAATATTTTCTTAATTAGATCTTTCATTATAAATAAATACAATCTAATGATATTTATATTCAATGGCAAATGGAAAGACATATGGGATAATATTCCCGTTTAGGGACTCTCTAAAAGGTGATTACTTGGCGTTGTCTGAAACTCCTGAGTCTGAAATCAGAGCCGATTTAATTCATTTACTTTTGACAAGAAAAGGTTCAAGGTATTTTTTACCTGATTTCGGAACAAGATTATATGAATATATTTTTGAACCATTAGACGGGCCGACATTCGGGGCCATACGAGCGGAAATTCAACAAGCGGTTGATACATACATTCCCAACCTTAGAATAGACAATATAGAAATTATCCCGATGTGGCAAGAAACTGAAACCTTTGCAAACGGAGAGTATATAAGTGACCAACCAGAATATAAAATTTTTGATATTTATAGAACGGCAGGACAAGGTGTTGAGGAATATACAGCAAAAGTAAAAATATCATTCACCATTACATCCGACGCATTTGAAACAAAAGATTTTGTAATATTGAACATCTAAAATGGCAAATAAAAAAATACCATACACAAGTAGGGATTACGAAGCGGTAAGATCCGATTTAGTTAATTATGTGAGACAATATTATCCTGATGTTATTGATAATTTTAATGATGCATCAATATTTTCGGTATTATTGGATTTAAATGCGGGTATTGCTGACAACTTGAATTATCAAATAGATAGAAGTATTCAAGAAACCGTATTACAATTTGCACAACAAAAATCTTCAATATTCAATATCGCAAGAACTTATGGTTTAAAAATACCAGGTAATAGACCCTCCGTTGCAGTTGCTGATATCTCTATTACGGTTCCAGCCTTTGGAGATAAAGAGGATGACAGGTATTTGGGATTATTGAGAAGAGGAAGTCAATTCATCGGTGGTGGTCAAACATTTGAATTGATTTATGATTGTGATTTCTCATCACCATATAACAGTCAGGGATTCAACAATAGAACAAAAACTCCAAACTTTGATGCCAACAATGTTCTTTTGAATTACACAATTACAAAAAGAGAACCTGTTATAAATGGAATTACCAAGGTATTCAAAAAAGTGGTCACACCGGCGGATTCTCGTCCGTTTTTGAATTTGTTTTTACCTGAAAGAAATGTTCTTGGTGTTACATCGGTGATACAAAAAGATGGAACAAATTATGCAAATGTTCCAAGTAACGCAGAATTTATTTCATCGACTGATAAATGGTATGAAGTTTATGCATTAGCCGAAGATCGAATTTTTATCGAAGATTCGACCAAACCGAGTGACAAACCCGGTGTCAAAGTCGGAAAATACATTCAAACAAGTAACAGGTTTATTACAGAATTTACACCTGAAGGATTTTTGAAATTAACTTTTGGTGGAGGAACAACAAGTAGTCAGGAATTACTTAATAGTTTCTCAAACACAGGTGTTTTACCCAACACTCAAACCTTAAGTAATAACTTTTCGTTGGGGCAGACCTTGAAACCCAATACTACTTTGTTTATTCAATATAGAGTAGGTGGTGGAAAAAATACGAACCTCGGAACAAATGTGATTACCCAAGTTGGAACGGTGGATTTTTCTGTCAATGGACCATCTTCAACAATAAGTTCCCAAGTCAGAAATTCTTTGAGGGTTACAAACCCTGTTGCTGCGGTTGGAGGAGCGGACAAACCAACATTGGAGGAAGCAAGAAACTTTGTTTCATTCAACTTTGCGGTACAAAAAAGAGCGGTCACAATCAATGACTATCATTCTTTGATTAGAACAATGCCAGGTCAATTTGGTGCACCATCAAAGGTGAATATCACAGAAGAAGACAACAAAATCAAAATTCAAATGTTGTCATACGATGCCGATGGAAAACTGACACCTGTTGTTTCAAATACACTTAAACAAAATGTCGCAAATTATTTATCAAACTATAGAATGATAAATGATTACATTTATATCGAAAGCGCTCAAGTCATTGATTTAAAATTCCAAGTTCAAGTTGTTCTTGATGCTGTTTCCAACCAAGGTGAGGTAATAACAAACATTGTTAATACCATTTCTACATATATGGACACTGCGGCAAGGGAGATGGGTCAGGATGTATATGTTGCGGAACTTACAAGTTTGATTCAGAATGTTTCGGGGGTAATTACCGTCACATCAATAGATGTTTTCAACTTGGTTGGAGGACAATATTCTTCAGCCCAAGTGAGTCAACCCTATTCAAACGAGACAACAAAACAGATTGGATTGATTGACCAAACAATATTTGCTCAACCAAATCAGATGTTTCAAGTGAGATTTCCAAGCAAAGATATTTTGGTTTCAACCAAAAACTTCTCTGGTGTTAATATCTCTTAATTATTTTTCTGAAAACTTGATTATTTTATAAAATACGAAGTTTCGTATTTATAAAAAAACGCACGACTTATGTCAAAAAGTTTCAGAATTAGAACCGAAGTAGGGGTTGATAAACAAATACAACTTGAACTCAATCAAGATTTTGATGTTCTTGAAATCCTATCCCTCAAACTCAGGCAAACAGATGTATATGATAGAAATTGTTCAGATTATGGAGTCATCACGGGTAGGGTAATTGTTAATAACGGATATGGTGTTCCAAACGCGAGGGTTTCAGTTTTTATTCCATTAACAAACGAAGATTCCCTTGACCCTATTATATCAACATTATATCCCTATAGAGATTTATCAACCAAAAATGAAGATGGGTTTAGATACAATCTTTTACCTTACCAACCTACATATCCCGGTCATGCGGCAACAGGATCATTTCCATCGGCAAATGATGTTTTAACAAGAAATGAGGTAATCGAAGTTTATGACAGGTATTACAAATTCACCACAAAAACAAATGAGAGTGGTGACTTTATGATTGTTGGGGTTCCGGTTGGTGAAGTTACATTAAATGTTGATCTTGATTTGTCTGATATGGGGTGTTTTTCACTCTCACCATCGGATTTGATTAGAATTGGAAGAGCATCAGAAGGTCAATTTGAAGGTGGAAGATATAAATCGTCATCCGATTTGGAGAGTTTACCACAAATTGTTAATTTTGTTAAAAATATAAATGTCAGCCCTTTTTGGGGAAATAACGATATTTGTCAAATCGGTATTGCAAGAGCCGATTTTGATTTGAGAGATTTGGGAATTACCATAACACCACATGCGGTGTTTATGGGATCCACATTTTCTTCCTCAAACAATGACTTTATTAAAGATCAAGGAAGAGACAACCAACCTTGTAAAATAAAACCAAAAATTGGTGATCTTTGTGCGACCCAAACTTCAACAGGAAGAATCCTCTCAATTCGTCAAACTGAAGGGGTTGATGAAAACTTGGATCCCGTTTTGGAACAGTTCAATCTTGAAAATGGTGGTAGAGTTATCAATGAAGATGGTTCTTGGCTTGTCGAAGTCCCAATGAATTTGAACTTTGTTACAACAAACGAATTTGGAGAACAAGTATTATCAAACGATCCTACAGTAGGTATTCCAACGGAGGGAAAATATAGATTCAAAATCGAGTATGACACAAATCAGAAATTCAATGATGTGTTACAACGAGCCGATTTTCTCGTCCCAAATATACGAGAATATGGTTGGGATTCAGGAGGATCAAATGATCCTTCATTTGAAGATGAAACTTCAACACAATACCAACAATTAGAAAAATCCTACGCATTCAGTTTAGATTGGAATGATTACGCTGATAAAAATATTGCAATTCAATGTAAGGATTACTTTTACAACATGGTATATAATAAAGTATATACCGTAAGTAATCTTATTGACCAATACAAATCGGCAAATGTAAAAGATAAATTCACAGGAATTAAGAAAATTTTAGATAGGACTTGCGAATCTACTGTTAATAAGTTCCCAACAAATGATGGTCACAAAGATTTTGACTTTTTATTTTTTATTTTACAGATATTTTTGGTAATCCTATCTCCTATTATATGGGTTTTAATTTTCATAGGTCATATTCTTTTTAGTATTGTTGCTTCGATTTGTTTTTTGATCTGCGCAATTAAGAGAGTAGGAGATTTCTTTGGATTTAACATAAATTGTCCTGGTATTTGTACAGGTTGTGGTTCCGATTCATGTTCATTTGACTCCCCGATCATAATTTCACTACCCATGCTTACCTATCCCGATTGTACAACTTGTGACTGTACGACTGAGGAGGGAGAAACACAACCGGCACCTGGTGACATAATACCAAGCGAAAGCATTTTTGACTCGGGTAATTCTTTATTGGTCAATACAAACGCCAGTTCATTCTATGATAATAATGAGTTATTAATCACACCTTATAATGATTTTGTTTCAAATCCTTATTGTTATACACCGAGTCAGTGGTATAATGAAGGTGATTTTACATTTTATTTACTACAAAATCAACCACCCCTCTCTCAAGAAGATTTTAACGCAGCGGTAAAAACTTTTATTGCTGGTGTTCCTGTTGGGGATTCCAACGCAAGAGGTGGTAGATCTTTCAGATTGAAAAGAGATTTACCTGCAAATGTAACTTATGAAAATAATGGGGGAGATTCTTTCACCGAACCACTCACTATCGAGGCGAATACTGTAATTTGGACGAATACAATAACCTTGGCTCAAAAATTGAACCTATTCTCGAACCGAGAATTGTATTTTGATGAAAATTGGAACGGAGTTAATAGAATTAAAATTGAGGTCAATAAAGAAGAATACCCAAGTAGTCAAGCGTTATATGATTATGTTGTTCCTATATTAATCGAACCGACATCACAAGTAGGTCAAGGGACTTTATTAACCTTCCAAAATCCAATCGAATCCAATGATCCGAATATAAGTGGAAATAGTTTTGTCACAAACTACGGGGAGGGGATTGCTAAATTGATAAATTATGCTGATTATAATGATATCGATAACCAATCATCTACGGCTAACATTTATGTCAATATCCCAAATCAAACATATAACTTCCAATATCCTGTTGATTTAGAATATTTTCAAGTCATTAAAAAATACAAAATATCTGAATTAATTGATTTATTGGATCAAGGGGGTAATTCTCTACAAGGAAACTTCATTTCGGAATATCTCTTACATACTCAAGAATTTATTGTCAGATCCTATAAGACATATATCTCACAATCCGAAAGTGACATTGACGATATTGGCAACAACAATGCTGAAAACAGATACAGAGATTTAATTGACTTTTTAAATGGTGATTACAACGCGCAATGTAATTGTGCTGAATATTTCAAAGTGAAACCAATTGAAATGAATACGGATTGGTTGAATTTGGAAGTAGCGTTTTTGGTGAGAGGTGTTGATCCTCATTCACCACCACAAACAATATCATATGACCTTTCAAGAATCATGGGTGTTGATGGGTGGGGTTTTGAGGTGGTCACAGGTCAATACAAACTCAATGTTCCTATTCAAAAAACACCTTCAAATAACATTACTGTCAATGGTGTTACAAAAAAATACACAACAGCGACAGACCACAAATCAATTAACAACAGTAACTCTCCTGCAAACGGAATTTTCTTTGAATCTTTCTTGAGAGGATATAATTTGGGTGGTGGTTCAGGAAAAGGTGGTGGTTTACCAACACAACCTTTTACATCTTTCACAACAAACTTACCACATTATTATTTGGATGCTGGTGAAAATACAACACATGAAGTTTTGTGGATAGGACAAGGGAACCCGTATAATTTGGAAACCGCAGATATGATCTATGGAGGTTCTGTATATCAGATGGGATGGAGAGGACTTGGAGGTTTTTGGTTGGGAAATGGACCAACTGTACCAACACAGACAAACCAAACCCAATATGACTTATATTTCACATATTCATTTAATGCGGAATCAAATGAAATTACTCAACCTTTGGTTGATGGATATGCGATCAATACAGAAGGACATTCTTATAACGCAGATCTCTTTGTTAGGACACCAAATTATTATATACCTGACGAGTTTGAAGTTAGTACATCTGCTTGTAATATACAAGGTGGTACATATTCCGCGTCATCTTCAAGAGTAAAAATACAACTACCTGGTAGAGGTAGATTGATTTCTTACACATATAAACAATACGGTATCCCTGAAATAAATGTTAATAACACCAATGGATTGGTTTTTAGGAGTGATAGATTACCTGGTTCTACAACAGAACAAGGTTCAATAAATCCCGATAATAATTTGGGAGGTATTCAAACAATTATCATCAATAATAACGGAGATCCCACCAATATTTCCACTTATGATAATAGATTTGCGCTTCATTTGAATAGTAATTTCTATATTGCTACATTCGGAAGCGTGACAGATGGGACTCTCACAACTGAAGCATCCACACTTCAAGGGACTTACACCGCCGCAGGAACAACGGGTGTGGCCGGTGATGGTGGTGGCTATGATGATTTTAATGAAGAAATAGATGATGCGAATGATCCTGCTTGGTCGGCAATGACAAGACTTATCCAATCATTTCAATGTGAAGGAATGAGGGAACTTGATTGTTATTATGTTGATGACAATGGAGACATACAAATCAGTGATGTTGAAGATGAACCCAACGGATGTAATCCCGACGAAGTTCAAAATGGTTGTTATCGTCTTTTCAACAGATTATTAAAGATAAGAGAAGATATTCAAGATTATAATGAATGGAGAAGACGATTCACCATTTCGTTTGCGTTATGTAGAGATGTTTTTTCTTTGGATTTTGTGAATAATTGGGTTAATGGAACCTTATTCATGCCCACCTTCCAAATGAATACTTTTTTCGATACAAATAACGAACCATATTATTCATACTGTAAGGATTTGATTGCATTCAACAGTCAAACCAATAGTTTTTATTACAGATCATCACCTTGGACGGTGGCCGATAACCAATATGGTGGTTCATTTGTTGGAAAACCAGGTCCTCAAAAAGGAAATGGTCTCTATCAAGGTGCAAATATCAAACAACTTGGAAGACCAACCACAATTATGGATCTTGGACCAAAGGATCAGTTTATGAAATTTGTGTGTTTTTCAGATAATTTTGAAGGATACAATGTTAATAACCTGAAAACCACTACTTTCCAACCCATGGAAGATCTTATCAATTTTTGGATTATCTCAAGAATGATAAATTTCAGAGCGATCAGAGCTCTTTCAAGTGATCAAGGATTAATTAATCAATTCTTTACAAGACCTGATAAAAGAATGGATGGTGACTTCACACAACTTGCTTCGTTCCAATCTGAGTTGGGTGTGAAACCTTTCTTGGGTACAAATTACAACTATAATCAGATAGAGTTTGGTGTTGCTCAGACACCTGAATCCAATAATTATGAAAATTATGTATTTGCGGTCATGTTCACGGGGGATACTGAAACTAGAAGGGTGGTTACACCAGGTGTTTTACCCTATATCAATTTCACTTATCCTCACACTCAACATGTTCCATTTTATAGGTGGGAAAGATTCTACGGAACACCCTATAACTCAACCACTTGGTTTGGGTCTGAGGGAAATAATTGGGTCACCAATACACCATTCTTACAGTCTGGTTATCAGAATTTAGATTTTGAAAATGCAACATCTGATTATTTCAATCAAGAGTTAGGTGAAGGTTTATTTGCTATTTATGATCAAAACGAAACTCCAAACTTTGATGTTTCCGCACTTCAAACCATTTCGGAACCTGATAATAGAAATTTGATTGGCGCTCCATTCCATTTTTATTTTGGAACAAAGGTCGGAAATTCAGCTTTGGATTTATTTATAAGAAAATACGGAAATTAATTGTTAAATAACGATAACATATCAGTTGTACCTGAAAATCTTCAATATATTGGAGGTATAAATGATGGTTTGACCTATCCTTTGACATTGAATCAATCGTCAAGGAACTATGTCCAAGGAGAACAAAATAGGGTTTTAAACTTACAAGAACAATATGTCTTTGAAAGAAATGCAAGTTTGAAATTTAGACTATCATCTAAATTTCAATTTGTAATGGACAACACGATTTCAGGAACAACAACATTTAACGATTTCAAAAACAAACTCTATTATGTGAATCCTGAATTATCCATTCAAGGACTTCAACCTTGGGGTGGTTTCCCTCAATATTATGAGTTTGATTTTTTCAGAAATGATACAACAAATACTCACATCGATTTCAAACCAGTCAGCGCATACTCTTACAATTGGTCTTTTGCTATAACATATCCTCATAAAAATGTGGATGCTAAGATGAGTTATTTAGCTCCCGACGGAGTTGCAATTAATTTTTCAGCGAGTACAGGAATTCCCTATATTATCAAAAAGAAAAAGATTAACGGAAAACCCCTGATCGTTTTTGAATGTCCCGTTCCTCACAATCTAACAACTTTAAATTATGTGTTATTACCTGTCACATTTAATAATAAAAATATATATCCGATTTATTCCTTGGGTGATGAGGGATTTGGTAGTGAGATTTATAAATTCACAATATATGATATTGGTTATGGAACCGCTTTCACTGAAAATGACTTGGGAACATTCAAAAAAGTGGTGGATCCATTGAATGTGAAAGAAACAACCTCAATTTATTATTGTAGGGAACACAAAGTATTGGTCACGAACGATAACATGAATGTTGTAAAGGCTGGTTATGAACTAAACGGATTTAATCCCGACAAAAAACTTGAATATTCTGCACTTACACCAAATAATGTCAGAAGAATTTCAATCAAAAATGCAACCAACTCATATTCTGTAATTTCAAAAAAAGACATTATCATTACAGGACTTACAGACAACAATGGTCTTCCGATTACAAAAGTATTTTACAGTTTGATTAACAAGGGATATGCTGGATATTTCAATAAACCCAAAATACCAAATCAAAATAGAGGAGGGTTAAAGATAGGTTGGGATTTTAATATCACAAGTGGTGGAACAAACAATTGGTGGAGTGATACGAATTTGGACGCGGTTTTACCCTTGAGGGTTGGGTCTTACCAACAATCAAATTCAGGGGGTGTTGGGGGAAAGGCGGGTAAGACAGGGGTGGGTGGATCTTCCAATAACGGGGCGAGTTTTACTTTTTATTATAATTTACCCCTCTCTACAGATACAACTTTGATTGGTGACTTTTGTGAATTTAATAAATTTACTCAATCTGAATTTGTTATTTCAGAAAACTATCACAAAATAAATTACAACCAAACCGTCTTTCCAACAAGTTCAACCCCCGAAAACTCCGATGGTTACTATTACAAACCACACTATGAAGTAGAACTCCGTGTTTTTTCAGTATATGTTGAATCTTTCGGTGGGGCTTCGGCGATAGACAACCTTCCGAATTGGGCATATTATTCAAACAAATACAACAAGTGGATTTGGAGAGATTTGTATGAGGTTGGATTTATTGATCAGGATGGAAATGGGGTAGATCATCCTTTTACAAATGATGCGAGTTATGTGTTTGACAATTTTATATTCAAACTGATTCCCGAAGGAAGAACAAATAAAGGCTTCACCGAAGTCATTTACCAACCACTATCTGATGACTGTCAATAAATTTAAATTTACAAGAGAAAATTTAACAAGGAAAATCACCATTCCCTTGGATGTGAAATTTGATCCATATGGAAGACAGGAAATGACTGATCAATATGTGGATGAATTGGTTCAGGAAATTATCAACCCACCCAAAGATTATGAGGTCACAAGATTTTCCCACGAACCCTTTGGATTATCTTTAACAAGTACGAACTACCAATTCTACTTTTTTGACAACGCCGTTCCAATCACAAATGTTGGTAACAACGGAAATTATTGGAAAAATACATATACGAATAATTTTACACCTGACGAATTATATTATTATTCAAACTCATTTAAAAACTCATTTTTTAAATTGGATTTATATGACTCGTTGAACAAACAACAACAAAAAGTTTATATCACTCTAATCCTACCTGTCCAACAAGGAAAATTTGAAGAAGTCACCTTACAAAATGGAGATGAGGTTCAAGTGAGAAAACCAAATTACCAATTGGACTTTATTGGTGATAAGGAAGGTTACTTCATATATTGGTTAAGAGACCCAAGTGTTTTGGGTTTGACTGACTTTTATATGACCGCGAAGTTTTTTGATGGAAAAACAGGTCAGTTCATCAGATTCATGAACAAACCTCAATCTTCAATATCAGGAAATAATACAAATTTCAACCCTGAAGAAAATTTTTATTATGGTGTTCATTTGGATTATGTGAATAATACATATTCCTTATCATCATTTAATAATGATTTTAGGGCTGGAACCACGATGAATCCTGTTAAATTCTATCAATATGTTAATCCATAATGTTTAGGAGAATTAAAATATCACCCGAGGTCATCAAAGACAAAATCTTCGATGTGACTTATGACGGAGAACAAATAGGTTATTATTCCGCAATGACGGAAGTTCTGTCTGGTGGAACAAATGGTGCCTCGTATTATACAGGAATGACAATTCCGATTTTTTTGACAAAAAACATAAAAGACTTGGGATTTTATTCTGAATTCGATGGACTTATTATTCAGAAGGATGTTTTGAATAATTTTGTCACATATTTTTCATCAAACCCATATGAGTTATTCATTAAAAATACCTCTGATGTTGAATACAAAAACTTTTTAAAAGAAAGTCCATATATTGTTGATTGGGGAGACGGAAGTCCGACTGAAACATTTGTTTTGAATCAAACAACAAATTCATTTGATGTTTTGAGTCATATATATGCAAATACAAACTTAAAATATGTTGTCAAAGTCACCCAAAATAATCAGTGGGGTGTTTCAGTTGTTGAAAAGACAATTCAAATTCCATATTATCCCTCTCCCGTTCCAAATCCAACAGGTACGGTTTATTTTATTCCAAATTCAGGAAGTTGGTCAGGAATTCCAATAAATGCTCAATACATTTTCACAGGAGATTCAAACTTCAATGCATCGTCTGAATTCTCATCCGGCTTCGTTACAACACCGTTTGTCATATCGGGTGAGACAAAATCGAGATTGAATGAGTTGAGGCGTTATGGGACAAACAAATATCCTGTTGGACAACCTTTGGTTAAAAATTCAGGGGTGTATGGTCAAATAAATTCGGTTAATCCATTATATACATCTTATACAATAGAGGGTGTTGATTATTATGATTATCCGAATGGACAAACAATATTTTTCATAAATTCGAATGGATTTAATTCAAATAACCTTCAAACAACCCTTGTAACGAAAGATGAAAGATTAATTGGTTTTGTCAGTCAGCCGGAAATACAATCAAATGTATTTATTGAAAGAGATAAAGCCTCGGGATTAGAATCACTTGAACGGTTGGGTGAAGTGGATAATTTGGGGGACTTATCTAAATACGGTTATAAATATTTTAAATTAAATCAGGATGGCATTAGGTAGTTACGGAACGATTAGACCCTCTGATGTATCACCAGATGATGTGGAGATCATCTTGTTATACACAGAATCAAGGGATTTGACAAATAATTTTACATTAAAAAAGTTAAACGCACCATCAATCCTCACCCCGTATTTCCACAACACCACAACGGGTGGAAACCCGAATGTTGAAGTTCTTGGTGGATTATACAATCTCCAATTACCCGCCGCCGAGTTCAATGCCCTTGGAATTTACACCTTGGTGATTCGTCCAATAGAAATAAGGACATTGATTACCGATTGTGGTGTTTTATCCGCTTTACCGAATGTGAATGGACTTGTGGTTGATTTGAATAATGTTCCACAACAATTTAGAAATAAGTTTATCAATCAAGGACTTGTGGGGTTCCGTGTAGAATATTTAAACAATGACGGAACAAAAGTTCCAAACTTCTTCAGAATTATCACATCTTCTTTCTTCTGCGAACCTGTTGTGACAAATCTTACAAATACATCTGAAAAGGCGATTCGTTATAGATATGTGGATGGTAATTCAAACCTTATCTTCTTAACACTTACACCCTCTGCCGCTCCGACAAACAAACCATCCGCGGTTCCATTTATCGGACAACCAAATCAGAATATTATTTTAACAAATACTTTCTTTGATCCACAGACCATCGAAATAGAAATTGTGGAACACGACGCATCAACCTTGGCTCTTGCTCTCTACGGAAATCAAACCAAGTCGATTGAGGATGGTATCTACACCATTTACGATTCTGACAACAACATCTACAGACAATACAACCTATTTGAAATTAGAAACGAATTCAGTGAATTACTTTACGAAGTTCGTCAGAATAGAGGTGATAATATTGATTTTAGTAAAAACTTTAACACAATAATCAGTTAATGGCTACAGGAAATTACAGAGCACCAGGAAATGGGGCGGGTACTTTCTCAGACAATTTAGTTGGTTTTCAACTTGTTGATGGAGGTGGTTTGACTCAAGGAAATTTTGAGTTTAGTACCGCCATCGTTGAAAAGGCAAATCGTGAATTTAGTGTTGGTGCGTTTTCTAAACCCATCTCTTTAGAAGATTTACAACTTCGTAGTTTAGAAGAGGCGAAAAAAGTATTTGTAAAAGAATTTAGTGTTGTTCCAAACTTCGATCTTTCGGAAGTAACAAACTATTCTCTTTATGGATCACTTCAAAAAAGATTTGCAGCGACTATACAACATATTCTTAACTTTTTCCCTGCGGCTTTGGAGGTGGATGGGTTATACTATGATTATAGTTCGGCAAATACGGCAACAAATATATCTTATGATTCAGTTGAAAATGAAACAGAATTTGTAATTGATGTTACAAGGATCAAAAACCCATTTGATATCGATTTTTCAGTTAATGCGACAAGAAATATTGCAGCTCGGGAACAAGTGGTTTCTGAATATAGAAATTTAGGAGCAACTTATATTAATTATTCTTTGTATGTAGATGGTGTTGAATACCCAATCAACGACTTTACACCTTCCACAAATCTTACAACAGGAACACTTACCTTTATTGTAGAGGGAAATCCATTCTCAGGTCAAACATCGACATTCGACAAGTTGGTTATTAGGTTGAATGACAACAAAACCGAAATGGTTTTTTCTGACAACTTTGATGAGCTTGGTAAGTTTTTATTGAATAGATTAATCACACCGAAATATACCGCATTTTTCAAAGTTCCAAGACAAACAACGGATGGACAAAAATATACGGGAAATGAAAAACTAACTTGGCCTTTGGATGGTTCTTGGAACCTTGATATTAGAACCATATCTTACACACAATATCTTGAAAAATTGAATTCTCTTGCGGAAGAGATGGATACTTTCAAAACAAACTTGATTTCAAGATTTTTAACAACAGGTGCGTTCAAAGATTTTGACACCGAAGACCAAAAAGTTGAAAAGGTATTACAGATTTATGGTAGAAGTTTTGATGAGTTGAAAAAGTTCATAGACGGACTTGCTTATATCAACTCAGTTCATTATAACCTACCCAACAGTGATATTCCGTCACAACTATTATCCAATCTTGCAACCACTTTGGGTTGGAATGAAAATATTTCACAAATTACAAATCAAAATTTCTTGGAATCCGTATTCAGTGTTGGTGGAACACCGATCTATTCAGGATATTCAAGGGATTATACACCTACCGAGCTTAATTTTCAATTCTATAGGAATTTAATCCTCAACTCGGCATATCTTTTTAAATCAAAAGGAACCAAAAGATCTGTTGAGTTTTTGATGAGGATGATTGGTGCACCTGAATCTATGATTGAGTTCAATGAAACAATATTTTTAGCCGACGGTCCAATCAACATTGATCAATTTGAAACATATTGGTCAGGAATTTCGGGAGGTTCAAAAGTTACCGAAACAGTTATA